CATTTGTTCTATAGAAATGATTATCAGAAGTTTCTAGAATACAATATCAGAGATACAGAATTAGTTGAAGAACTTGATGATAAATTACAGTTAATGGATTTACTAGTTACTATGGCATATAGTGCTAAGTGTAACTATGAAGATGTGTTTGGTTCAGTAAGATATTGGGATTTACTTATTTACAATTTCTTAAAAAAGAAAGGTATGATTCCACCACCGAAGAAAGGAGCTCCAAGTTCAAAATTCATAGGAGCGTATGTTAAAGATCCACAAGTAGGACAACATGAATGGGTAATGTCGTTTGACTTAAACAGTTTATATCCACATTTAATTATGCAATACAATATGAGTCCTGATACTCATTTATCTAATAAATTTAATCAAGATATTTCAGTTAAGAAACTACTTGAAGGAGAAGTTGATATAACTTCATTGACTACTTCAACAGTTACACCAAATGGTTCTATGTTTAGTACAAAGAGACAAGGCTTTCTACCTGAGTTGTTAGAAGAAATGTATGACGAAAGAGTGTTGACTAAAAATAAAATGATACAACACAAGAGAGAATTAGAAGATACACCTAAAGACAATATTTCAAGAAGAAAACAATTAGAATATAGTATCACAGCTGAGAATAATAATCAGATGGCAAAAAAGATTGCTCTTAACTCATGTTATGGTGCTTTAGGGAATCAATATTTTAGATACTTCAATAGAGATATAGCTGAGGGAATTACAACAGCTGGTCAATTAAGTATTAAATGGGTAGAGAAAGCTGTTAATGAGTGGATGAATAACTTGTTAGAAACTGATGAAGATTATGTAGTTGCAATTGATACTGATTCAATTTATGTTACATTTGAAAAATTGATTGAAAGAATGGATCCAAATAATCCTGTTGAGTTTTTAGATACAGTAGCTAAAGAAAGAATAGAACCTATGATTAATGAATCTTATGAAGAATTGGCGTCATATATGAATGCTTATCAGAATAAAATGAATATGGGTAGAGAAGTTATCGCTGATAAAGGTATCTGGACTGCTAAGAAAAGATATATTCTTAATGTACATGATTCAGAAGGAGTGAGATACAAAAGTCCTAGATTAAAAATGATGGGTATAGAAACAGCTAAATCATCAACTCCAATGTGGTGTAGAAAGAAACTAGAAGAAGGTATTAAAGTTGTAATGAATGAAACAGAACATGATGTTTGGGAGTTTATTACAAATGCACGAACTGAATTTTCTAAATTGCCTATAGAAGAAGTATCTTTTCCACGTGGAGTACAAAATGTAACAAAATATTTTAATGCTGCTTCAATATATAATAAAGGAACACCAATTCATGTAAGAGGATCCTTACTTTACAATAACTATTTGTCTAAATACAATATAGACAAGAAATATCCCATTATTACTAATGGCGAGAAAGTGAAGTTTTGTTATCTAAAAATGCCTAACACAATTAATGAAAACGTGATATCTTTTGTCAATGTATTACCCAAAGAGTTTGAATTAGAGCCGTATATTGACTATGAAACACAGTTTAGTAAATCTTTTATAGAACCTTTGGGTGTAATTTTAAATAAGATAGGGTGGACTACTGAACCAGTGTCTACTCTTGATTCGTTTTTTGGGTAGATATTAAGTTCTACTCAGAGGAGTAGAAAATGTATATACCCTTTACATATAAAGCAGAAGTTACAAGAGTAGTGGATGGTGATACAATAGATGTTGAATTGGATTTGGGGTTCAGTATCTTAATGAGAGCTAGAGTTCGATTATTAGGAATCGACACACCTGAATCAAGAACTAGAGATTTAGAAGAAAAGAAATTTGGTCTAGCTTCTAAAGAGTATCTAAAACATTGGATAGAAGAACAAGAATATGTCATGATTGAATCAACAGAAAAAGGAAAGTTTGGTCGTGTATTAGGAAATGTTTGGAATCCAGATTGTACTGTATGTGTTAATGAAAAAATTATTGAAGATCATCATGCAGTCAGATACACAGGCCAAAATAAAGATGATGTGCAAGAAGCACATATGGCTAACCGAAAAGCCTTGACAGATCAAGGAATCGTAGTATAATAATAGTATGGATGAAATTAGTTATATTTTTTTGACACTTCATCTCATTACATGGACACTAATATTATTAGTGGTAGTAGAACTTCACTCATTTAAAAAAGAAGTTCGAATGTATGTAGATTATGAAAGTACTCTCAAAAAGAAAAGGAGAGAACTGAGAAACGGAGATTAATTATGAGTTATTTGAAAAATCTGATCAAAACGACAGGTAATGAGTTTGCTTCTATTGTAGAAGAAGGTGTACAAGCAGCTGATGTCAGTGGATACATTGACACAGGTTCTTATATATTTAACGCTCTATTATCTGGATCAATATATGATGGATTACCTAATAACAAGATCACAGCTCTAGCTGGTGAATCTGCAACAGGTAAAACATACTTTGCACTTGGTATGTGTAAACAATTCTTAGATGACAACCCCGAAGCGGCTGTTATCTATTTTGAGTCTGAAAGTGCTATCACAAAGGACATGATTGAGTCTAGAGGAATTGATTCTTCTAGAATAGTCATTGTTCCTGTCACAACAGTTCAAGAGTTTAGAACGCAATCTATTCGTATTTTAGATAAGTACATAGAAGATGAAACAGATATGAAAATGTTATTTGTTTTAGATTCTCTTGGTATGTTATCTACAACAAAAGAAATTGAAGATACCGCTAAAGGTTCTGAAACTAAAGATATGACTAGAGCACAATTAGTGAAAGGTGCGTTCAGAGTTTTAACACTCAAACTTGGAAAAGCTGGAGTTCCATTAATCGTAACAAATCATACTTACGATCAAATGGGATTATTTGCAAAACGAGTTATGGGTGGTGGATCAGGTCTTAAATATGCTGCTTCATCTATTATCTTTTTATCAAAGAAAAAAGAAAAAGAAGGTACAGAAGTTGTAGGTAATATTATTCATTGTAAGAATGAAAAATCAAGACTTACTATTGAAAATAAAATGGTTGATGTAATATTAAGATATGAAGAAGGATTAGACAGATATTATGGTTTAATTGATTTAGCTATTAAGTACGAAATATTCAAGAAATCATCTACAAGAGTTGCATTACCAGATGGTACAACACAATTCGCTAAGACAATTAACAACAATCCAGAAAAATACTTTACAGAAGAAGTATTAAATCAAATTAATGAGGCCGCGAGACAGGAATTTTTATATGGCAACGAGATTAGAACAGACGATACTCAAGAATCTGATACAGAATGAAGAATATACTAGAAAAGTATTACCTTACATAAAATCAGAATTCTTTCAAGAGAGGGACGAGGAGTTCCTATTCAAACAAGTTAGAGAGTACTTTTTAAAGTATAAATCTATCCCCACACCTGAAGCTTTAATAATTGACATTGATGAAAAAGACAATGTTGATGCTCAATTATTATCAGAGACAACAAATCTTATTCAAGAAATAAAGAATGATAGTTCAAATACTCCTGATGAATGGTTAATTGATTCAACAGAGAACTGGTGTAAAGACAGAGCTGTGTACAATGGAGTAATGAGTTCTATTGAGATTATTCAAGATAAAGAAGGTAGTAAGGGTGAGATACCTGATATTTTAAGAAACGCTTTATCAGTATCTTTTGATACAAATATTGGTCATGACTTCTTAGATGATTGGGAACCACGATTTGATTTTTATCATACAGAAGAAGAAAGAGTTCCTTTTGATTTAGAATTGATGAATAAGATTACAAAAGGTGGATTACCTAATAAGACTTTAAATATTTGTATGGCTGGAACAGGAGTAGGTAAATCTTTGTTTATGTGTCATGTTGCTGCAAGTTGTTTACTACAAGGTAAGAATGTATTGTATATTACATTAGAAATGGCTGAGGAAAAGATCGCTGAAAGAATAGACGCGAATCTACTTGACATATCATTAAATGATTTAGATGATTTGCCTAAGTCAATGTATGAGAAAAAAATTAAAAGAGTACAAGAGAAAACAAAAGGTAAATTGATTGTCAAAGAATATCCAACAGCATCAGCTCATTCAGGACACATGAGACATCTATTACAAGAATTAGATTTAAAGAGAAGTTTTAAACCTGATATAATATTCATAGATTATTTAAATATATGTGCGTCATTTAGAGTAAGAGCTG